TTAAGAAAGAAGGACTTATAGTAGAGGAAGAAGAAACCACTCAACATCCCATTTGTGACATATGAACATCTTTGTTACTGACCCTGACCCTGTAGTATCGGCACAATGTTTGCCTGACAGACACGTGGTTAAGATGCCCTTAGAGACTTGTCAAATGCTTTCTATTGTTGCTTCTGCTAGTTGGGGTCATGGGTTTGGTCATTTACCTAAGAAAAAGACTGGTACTTGGTATGCTACTGCTAAGGGTGCATTTCGTAATCATCCTTGTACCATATGGGCCCAGAGTAATTTTCGTTGGTTGATCAAACATGGTCTTGCACTGTGTGAAGAATATACACACAGATATGATAAGATACATTCCTGCCAACTTACTCTAGAGTATGCAGATATAATATTCCCCACCATAGAATGTCCTACCCCCTTTACACGTGCAATGCCTGATGAGTATAAACATGACACAAGCATTGACACTTTTACTGCTTACAAGAATTACATTAGCAGCAAACCTTGGGTTGCATCTAATTATTTACGTGACGAGTCCAGAAAACCCGATTGGTTATGATTGATACTGATGTGAAAATCACTATCAACCTCAACAAGTTAGTAGAGGCAAGAGCAAAACTCTTAACCCAGTATGGGGATTATTCTGAAAAGATAGTAAAGGGTGAGTATCTTGATGGGGATGATATAAGTAAGATAGCATCTAAACTAAGAGATACATTGTCATGGGAGAGTTTGTATATTATGATTGATAAGGAAGTTTTAGAATACGTGACCCATTCAGACAACCAGTTTGAATAGTGTCCACTCCTGACCCCACTGAGTGACATTTACTCTTATAATAAGAGTATCAAAACAAATTACATTATGTTCGTTGCTGACCCTAACATGACTGAGGACAAGATCGTCAACGATTTGAAGAACCTTTTTGGAAAGGAGTTCACTTTTGCTGACGTTAAAGGATATTGCAGATCTCATAAAGTTTCTGAATCAACTGTAATGAAACGCATTGGTAAGTTTCGTGTTGGTAAAGGACGGTACAACTTGGAACTTAAAGTAAAGAAAGAAGTTGTAAAGCAGATTGAGAAAGCATATGATGCTCCTGCTGCAGTACAGTTAGTACCAGATAAAGATGATAAGTTTGTTCCCTTTGGTAACTTCACTTTACTTAAAAGAATCATCAAGTCTGGTATCTTCTATCCATCATTCATTACTGGACTCTCTGGTAATGGTAAGACCTTTGGTGTGGAGCAAGCATGTGCTCAATTAAATAGAGAGTTAGTTCGTGTAAACATTACTATAGAGACTGATGAAGATGATCTCATTGGCGGCTTCAGGCTTGTTAACGGTGACACCGTTTGGCACAACGGACCAGTTATTGAGGCTTTACAGCGAGGGGCTATCTTGCTCCTTGACGAAATCGACCTTGCCTCAAACAAGATTCTCTGCCTCCAGTCCATCCTTGAAGGTAAAGGAGTTTTCCTTAAAAAGATTGGAAAGTACGTCGAACCAGCAGCAGGATTCAACGTCATTGCAACCGCAAATACTAAAGGTAAAGGTTCAGACGACGGCAGATTTATTGGAACTAACGTGCTCAACGAAGCCTTCCTTGAAAGATTCGCTTTAACCTTTGAGCAAGAGTATCCATCATCTGCAACAGAAACCAACATCCTTAAGAAGTTGTGTTCTGATGATAAGTTCTGTGCTCGTCTTGCTGACTGGGCAGACATCATCCGCAAGACATTCTATGATGGTGGTATTGATGAGATTATCAGTACTCGTAGATTGGTTCACATCATTCAGGCCTACAAGATCTTTGGTGATAAAGTCAAAGCAATTCAACTTTGCTTAAACCGTTTCGATGATGAAACTAAGCAAGCATTCTTGGATCTTTATGATAAGGTTGATAATGATGTTGACATTACACAGGAGGAGGTGTTATGATATGTTCATGGAGTCTCGCTTATGATGTATTGAATGGAACACTTGATGAAAATTTTCCTCCTATGACTGATAAAAATAGGGTGACACCCCTAGAGAGTGATGAGTATGATCCTATCATGAATAACTTTTCTTCGGCAGAAGAAGGTGCTGAATGGGTCAAGAAGAATGGGGGTTATGAATATACCCCCACCCCAGACCCAAATGACCATAATGATCCAAGGAATTATCCTCCTTATGTTTATGAATCACCTGATGGTGGTAAGACTGTAACTAGGAGGAAACAAGGTTCTTTAGATAAAGAAGTCATTCATGGTGATTATTACACTTCTAGTAAGGTAACTGAAGTCAATACGGAATCAGAATTCAATGATTTTATGAACTCTAAGAAACCAGAACCTAATCTAAAGTATAATCCTCGTAAATATGAGGAAGATAAGTCTATTGATGCACTTAGAAATTATGTGTCATCAACATATACAGGTCATTATACTTCTGAACAGAACAATACACAGACATTGGATTTGATTCAGTCTGTGGGGGATGCAGAATCCTTCTGCCGTTCTAATGCTATTAAGTATCTTGCACGGTATGATAAGAAGGGACAAGCAAAACAAGATATATTAAAAGCAATGCACTATTGCTTACTGTTGTATTACTTCAGTGGACAAACTAATGAAACTCCGACCCGTGGTTATGAAACTTTCTGATTCAACTTTGACATTGCTGAAGAACTTCAGCAACATTAATCAGTCCATTTTATTCAAGCAAGGTAAATCTCTTCGTACAATTTCTGTGATGAAGAACATCCTTGCTGAGGCTACTATCAATGAAGAGTTGCCAAAAGATTTTGGCATCTATGATTTGAATCAGTTTTTGAATGGATTGTCCTTACATAATAATCCTGATTTGGATTTTGAAAATGATAACTTTGTTGTCATTAAAGAGGGTAGATCTCGTTCAAAGTATTTCTTTGCCGATCCTAATGTGATCGTTAAACCTCCAGAGAAATCTATTGAACTTCCTACTGAGGATGTATCTTTTGAATTAAAGACTGAGCAATTAGACAAATTGCTTAAAGCAGCAGGTATCTATCAACTTCCTGATTTAGCAGTTATTGGTGAGAATGGTGTTGTTAAACTTGTTGTTCGTGACAAGAAGAATGATACTTCTAATGACTATGCTGTTGTTGTAGGAGAAACTGAAGGTAACTTTGTTTTCAACTTCAAGGTTGAGAATATCAAATTAATTCCTGGTTCTTATGATGTAGTAGTTTCACAAAAACTTTTATCGAAGTTTACATGTCGTGAGCATGACTTAACTTACTACATTGCCCTAGAACCAGATTCTACTTATGAAGAGTGATTTTTTATGGGTAGAAAAGTATCGACCTAAGACAGTTCAGGATTGTATTCTTCCAGAGAGTATTAAAAATACTTTTCAGGAGTTTGTAGAGAAAGGAGAGATACCTAATCTTCTCCTTGCTGGGCCTGCTGGTTGTGGTAAGACAACTATTGCACGTGCCTTATGTGAACAGTTAGGATCAGATTACATTGTTATCAATGGTTCTGATGAGGGTAGGTTCTTAGACACAGTAAGAAATCAAGCAAAGAACTTTGCTTCTACTGTTTCACTTGCCGCTACTGGGACTCATAAGGTTATAATTATAGATGAGGCAGACAACACCACTCATGACGTACAACTCTTACTTAGGGCCAATATTGAGGCGTTCTACAACAACTGCAGGTTCATATTTACCTGCAACTATAAGAACAAAATCATTGAACCCTTACACTCCAGATGCGCCGTCGTTGAATTTTCTATCACAGGAAAACAGAAACCCGCAATCGCTGCTGCTTTCTTCCAACGACTTAACCATATCTTGGACAGTGAACGGATTGAAGCTGATAAGAAAGTCCTCGCAGAACTCATCAACAAACACTTCCCAGACTGGAGAAGAGTTTTAAATGAGTGCCAACGCTATAGTAGTAGCGGTACAATTGATTCCTCCATACTAGCGGAGTTTAGTGATGTCAAGACATCGGACCTCATCAAAAAACTTAAAGAGAAGAACTTCACTGAAGTTCGTAAATGGGTTGTTAGTAACCTTGACAACGATCCTAGTGTTATCTTACGCCGTGTCTACGAGTCTCTCACTGACGCAGTGGTCCCTCCTAGTATCCCTGCTGCTGTTCTTATCATTGCCAAGTACCAGTATCAGATTGCTTTCGTTGCTGACCAAGAAATTAACCTCTTGGCTGCACTCACTGAAATCATGTGTGAGTGTGAATTTAAATGACCTTTATTCTAAATTGAAATGACTTCACCACAACTACCACCATTACCTCAATGGGGTAAGAGCGATAGGATTACTAAAGCACGTAATCAAGTTAAATCAAAATTTTATTATATCTTTTGGGGTATTGCAACAGCATCTGTAGTATTAGGTCAACTATATGTTGGATCTGGATACAGAGGATTTGCTCGTTCTTTAAATAGAATCTTTGATACTATTGAAGTAGAGGTTGGTAGAGAATATAATAGATATTATTAATGTTACTTAGTGAATCAGATGCTGTTTATGCTGCTGATCGGTTCATCAATTACTATTCCAACTTTAATCGTATTGATGACTATCTCAGGCATGTAAAGAAGGACAGGATGGATAACCGTTCTGGATCACTTTTTGGTGCTGATACTGAGTTCTTTGATGCATTTGATATGCATCCTAATAAGATGGAGTTTAAGATCCATGTAGTTGATACAAATCCTAAAACTGCATCTAGGTATAATCAGTGGTTGTATTCTGAGACACTTAATTTAACAGCATCTAATGCTGTAGAGGAAGCAATACCAGGACGTACACATAAGTGGATAGTAGAAGAAGTTAATACTAAAAAGATAGTTGGGGTTGTTAGGTTTGGTTCCCCTACGATTAATAGCAAACCTCGTAATAATTACTTTGATAGGGTAGTTCCTCTTAAAGAAATTAATCCTTATTTTGTTATGGGTTTTAACATTGTTCCTACTCAGCCTTTTGGATTCAATTATCTTGGTGGTAAGTTCTCTCCTTCTTTTC